CCCGCGCGCCCGTGGGCAAACTCCCCACCATCCCGACGACGCGCTACCCCAACGACCCGCGTGGCAAGGGGTTCGAGACCACCTACCAGGCCTCCCGCGGCGGCTGGTTCAAGCCCCGCAACTGACCCCACTGTCAGACCGGCCCCCTACCGTCCAGAGCATCTATCAGCGCTCCATGGCTGCGGCGCTGATACTTCAACGAGGCCCCGCCCTGCTCCCTGCAGGACGGGGCCTCGGCGCGTCCGGACCGATCACGCTGGACATGATCACCATTTAGCGCCACACTGCTGCCAGCACCACACCTGTGCCACCCGAGCCCCTGACCACCGGCCAGGGGCTTTCGTATGCCCGGACGGAGGCTGATGGACACCGAGCTCCTCACCACCGCCCAGGCCGCCGCCCACGCCGACCGCGCCCGCCAGATCCTCAGCGCCGGCACCGCCGTCATCTGCCCGGCCACCGTCCGCTCCTGGGCCAAGCGCGGCCACTTGCAACCCCGCGGCCTCACCGAACGCGGCCACCCCCTGTACGCCCTCGCAGACGTCGCCCGCGCCGAGGTAGCCACCCGCGCCCGCGCCCTGCGCCTCCTCGGCATCCCCGAGGTGCTCACCAGTCCCACACATCCGTGACACGATTCCCCCTCATCGCGACATCCCTGGGGGGACCATGCGCCACCACGCCACCGCCACCGCCATCGCGGCCGGCCTGCTCCTGGCCTCGCTCACCGCATGCGGCGGCAGCGACGACGACAAGGCCACCAACAAGCCCACCCCGAAGCCCAGCGCCACGATCGACCAAGCGGCGCAGTACCTCTCCACAGCCCGAGAGATCACCTTCAACGGCAACCCGACCGACGCTGAACTTAAGGCCCTGCCCCCGCAATGGTGCGATGCCCTCGGTGACGGTCACAGCACGCAATGGCTCCTTGGCGACGGCGACCTCTACCCCATTGGTGAAACGTGGGGAACCGTCAAAGACGACGCCTACAAGCTCATCGTCGCCGGAGTCCGCGCCTACTGCCCCACCCACCTGAGCGCTGTACAGAGCGAGCTCCGCGACGCCGGCGCGTACTGAGCAGGAGGTGGCGTTCGTGGCCGGCAACCCCCGCAACGGACGCCCCTACCGCACCCTGTGCGCCCAGCAACGCGCCCTCGGCCTGCCCTGCTGGCTCTGCGGCCGCGACATCGCGTACGAGATCACCGGACCCGAGGCAGGCAAACACCCGCTCGCCTTCACCCTCGATCACCTCCAACCCCTGTCACGCGGCGGTGACCTCCTCGACCCCGCCAACGCCCGCAGCGCGCACCGGCGGTGCAACTCGGCCCGCGGCAACCGGCTGACCACCACGCAACCCCACGCCTCACGGAGGTGGTGACACAGTGTCCGGTCGACGACCCAAGCGGGCTGACCTCGCAACGCGCGAAGTCCTCTCAGCCGTGCGACTACACCGCTTCCGCGCCTTCGAGGCACTGTGCTGCAAGTACCCCATGAAGGTCGTACGGGCAGCCATCGACCGCGACGTCCGAGCCGACTACCTGGACTACGGAGTATCGGCGGACCGACCCTGGCTCAGCCCCAAAGGCGAGCAGCTGCTGCACATCGTGAGGTGACGCCCTGTTCGGCCGAAGCTCCTGCCCGGTGCACGACACACCCTCAGCCCGCCGCATCGCCCAGCTCGAAGCCGAGACAGGTATCGATCCCGATGCCGTGGCCAAGCACGAGGCAAACGCCACCTCGCTCACCGAGGCGTTCGCCAACCCCGACATCGTCGACTGCGGCAGGTCACGCTGCCAGGAACGGAGAGGGTGACCATGGCGACAGCCCACCCCAGCGTGCGCTTGCCCGTCCCGTGCCCCGACTGCGGCAGAGAGATCTCCGTCCGCATCACCGTCCTGGAATCCGCCGTCCGGGACGGCGAGGAGACCCACACCTGGGCCATCGACCCCACCGCGGCACGGGAACACGCAGAGCACCACCACGGAGGGTGAACGGTGTTGTACGTCGTGACCGGCCCGCCGGCCGCAGGGAAGACCAGCTGGATCGCAGCCCGGGCCAAGCCGTCAGACATCGTCATCGACCTCGACCGCATCACGCAGGCCCTCATGGGTCCTGGCGCCCCGAGCTGGTCGCAGGACCCCATCGCCCTGAAGGTGGCTCACCGCGCCCGCTACGCCGCCATCGACGAGGCCGTGAAGCACCTCGACGCCACCGACGTCTACCTGATCCACACCATGCCCACCCCCAAGTGGCGCGCCCGCTACCGCCGCTACGGCGCCGAGATCGTCGCCGTTGACCCAGGCCGAGCCGTCGTGATGCAACGCATCGCCGACATGAGAGCCCCCGGACTGCAGGCCGTAGCGTCCCGCTGGTACTCACAGCAGGCGAAGCAGCCCCGCCCCGACACCGTCACCTGGCGTGCCTCCCGCGACTGGTGACCCCAGCCGCAGCCCCGAACTGCCCCTGACTCGGTGATCATCGGCCCGAATCGCCCAGGGGAGGGGGGCCCTTCAGCATCGTGAAATTTGGGGGACCGGGCGACCCAAACGCCCTTGTCGCCCTGTTTTTTGCGTGGCCATTTTTGAAGCCGCTATTTACCCAAACCCTCCTCCTGACCCAATTAGTGGCGTCACTCTCTGTGACTTAACACTGTGTGACGGAGGGGGTTGGCCGTGATCCAAAAGGAAATCCAGGATGAGCTTGACAAACTCGGCGTGACCTCAACTTCTCCCGGCATGGCGGCGGTTGCACTCCGGCTCGCTGAGGCGCTCGACCAGATCCCAGCCGGTGACGCTCCGACATCTCAGGCGGTCGTCGCCGACAAGCTGATGTCGATCATGACGAAGCTCCGGGCTCTCGCTCCCGTACAGGCACAGGAGGGGGACGCGGTCAATGACATCGCTGGTCAACGAGAGAAGCGCCGGGCAAGGGCCCGACAGCAAGCCGCCGATGGCTGACAGCCCGGTGTACGGCTGGCAGGAACCCCCGATCCAGACCGCTCCCCTGTTCTCGTCCAGCGCCGGGCAGGAGGCCATCGACCTGGCGGCCAGCGCGGGACTGAAACTGGACCCATGGCAGCAACACATCCTCCGTGTCGGCATGGGCGAGCGCCCTGACGGCTCGTGGTCGGCGTTCGAGGTCGCCGTGAACGTCCCCCGCCAGAACGGGAAGGGGGGCGTGATCGAGGCCCGGGAACTGTGGGGACTGTTCATCGGCGGCGAGGAACTGATCCTTCACTCGGCACACGAGTTCAAGACCGCGAAGAATGCGTTCCGCCGGATCGAACGCCTCATACGCAAGAGCCCTGACCTGCACAAACGCGTCAAACGGTACTGGCAGACGACGGGCGAGGAGAGCATCGAGCTGCACAGCGGGCAGTTGCTCCGGTTCATCGCCCGGAGCAAGGGTTCTGGCCGCGGCTTCAGCGGCGACTGCAACATCATGGACGAGGACATGATCCTCGGTGACAACGAGATGGACGCGCTGCTGCCCACCATGGCAGCCATCGCCGATCCGCAGATCTGGTACCTGGGCAGCGCCGGGGTCGGTAGGCCCTCTGTGCAGCTGGGACGCCTCCGGCGGCGCGCACTGGCCGCGATCGAGGCAGGCGCACCTGACCCGTCGCTGGCGTACTTCGAGTGGTCGGTGGACCCGCACGTCAAGGAATGCCCGAAGGACTGCGACAAGCACGATGACGTGGCATCCGACGAGGCCGTACTGAAGTCCAACCCCGGGGTCGGCTACCGGCTGTCACTGGCGAAGGTCGCGAACGAGCGGGCCACGCTGAGCTCGGCGGGATACGCGCGCGAGAGGCTCGGTGTGGGTGAGTACCCGTCCGACGAGGCGGACACGTGGCAAGTCATCGGTGAGGACGTGTGGCGGGCCCTGGCGGACGGTGAGAGCCGTCTGGCGGACCCGGTGTCCTTCGCTATCGACGTGGACCCCGAGCGCACCAACGCGTCGATCTGCGTGGCTGGCCGTAACGGTGAGGCGGTGCATGTCGAGGTCATCGAGAACCGGCCGAACACGGATTGGGTCGTGCGACGGGCCAAGGACCTGACAGAGAAGTGGCGGCCGCGCTGCTGGGTGATGGACCCGGGCAGTCCGGCCGG